GGCTGTAATAGATAAGGTTTAAGATTAGGTTCAATCTCTTCAGGCATTTCTATTATTGCACCAGCACCAGCAGAAGCATTAACCGATGGAGTCTTAACTAACGAGGGATGATTTGTTAATCTAATCAACTGTTCTATTTCAGAGAACTCGTTGTAGATAGCTTTTTGCAAATCAGCTATATCAGTTAAGTCAGATTGACCAATCCCTCTCTTGTGCGATTTGGAATTGTATAAGATAACTGCTGGTATCTTGCCAATCTGATTATCGGCAGTATCTATGAGTTTCGGTTCTGTTCCTTGTGAGGAAACATAGATGGTATCAATCCTGTCAGGAAACCAAAGTCTTATATAGCTTCCTCCATCTTTATCTACTTCTTCTCGCACTTTTAAATAATCCAATGAGTATTTTCCATTCACTTCTCTTTTGTAATTCCAATCTAAAACATTTTCAGGAGTTACAATGGAAAGGTAAGGTCTTATGTCTTGTGCTAACTCATCGGCTTTGGTGTTAGTCGTTACTTTTGGTTTGTCTAAAATTAAAAAACAATGACCATAGATCGCTGAATAATTTTGTGCCTGTCGAATAACAGAATCAAAATCATTACCATCTAAATCAGTATCTTTTAAAAAATTTTCTAGACTTGCTTCATTAGCCATATCTCCAAATTCTCTTGTCGGCTTAACTCTAAAAAGAAAAGATGAGTAGATTTGAATAATGTTTTTACAATGATTATCGCAAGGAGTATTTAAAAGTCTTTGATTGAACTCGTTATCTAATTCTAAATTGTAACGATTAAGATATTGACCGACTTGATAATCAAATCCTCCATTATAACTTCTAATGAAATATTCCCAATGATTAACAGTTTCTTTGTAATCTTTATGAGTATCGAGTGCCTGATCTTTCGTGTATGCCATATCTTCTTTGTTTTTTAATATTCCATCTTTCAGGAATACTGAAAGGTGCTTGTAAAGTCAAAGGTTTGATGTAATCAATCAAGTAACCTAAAGCATCGTTCATGTGGTCAAAACCCTCTTCCTTATCTGGAATATTTGTATTCTCCTTGTATATTTGTCTTTGTAATCCTTTTATCAATGTTTTGCAATTATTACTAACGAAAATATGTCGTTTGCCTAAAGAATCTTTAAGTCGAGAATTAACTGCATTGACTCGATCTCGTACTGCCGGATGTTTGTGTTTCACTTTAACTTTGAACCCAGCATTTTGTAAAATACTTAAATCTGTTCTACCTCCAGCACTTGTTTTTCTTTGACGACAAGCTGGATCAGGATAAATAAATATTGGAATCTTTGTGCCATATCTATCATGTATTTCTTGGCATATTTCATCAGTATTACTTGAATAAATAACAATTTCGTCTAGGAAATAAACCTTATCCTGTTCAATTTGTGCAACACAAGCTGACATGGGATCAACATTAAAATCAAGTCCAATATGTAAGGGTTTCTTCCAATCAATTTGTTTATCAATACTATTCTCGACTGGATGGAAGTTATAATAAACAGAACCAGCATAGTTCTCAAATGTTCCCTCAAACTCTTGTCTAAAAGTTCTAACATCTAAATCCATTTGTGCTTGTTCAAGTTCTTCCTTATTAACCATACCACCTTGCAATGTAGTAAATTGAAAACTCTCCCATTCCTTATCTTGCTTTCCTTTAAGATACATTTCATAAGACCAGTTTCCATACCCTCTAGGAGTACCGGTAAATAAAACATCACCTAAAGTATCTGCAATGGAAGCCCTTAAAACTTCAAACCAAGTACGTTTATCTATATCGGCAAACTCATCTAATATTAAAAAGTTAATTCCTGTACCTCGTAAGGCATCAGGTTGATCTGCTGATTTTAAGCTTATGGTACTATTAGATTTCTTGATTCGTACAGTTAGGTTCGTTTCGTTTAAATCCTCTATCCAATTAAACTCGTTTAAAATAACTTTTAAATTAGACCAGCATATTTCTTTGGCCATCTTATAGGTGGGTGCAACATACCAAATATTCTGCAAGGGCTTTGTTGCATACTTCATCATCTCTGTAATACAGAGATACGTTTTTCCAAATCTTCTACCTGATATAAGAACTCTGAATCTTTTTTTAAAAGAATTTTTCTTATTAACAATACCACTAACAACATTCCCTGCTATAACACCTACTATGACTACAATTAATAATAATAAAATTAGTGTTATATCCATAATTTACCTATTTTGTTTATTAAAAA